ATTTTCTAGAGCATTAAATAGTTTATTTTTTTCATGAGAATCTCTAATATATGTATCGATTAATAAACTATACATTTCTGAATGGATATTTTCCATCGCAATTTGAAAACCATAAAAAGCACGTGCTTCTGATGCTTGAACATCATTCATGAAACGAGATGCTAAATTTTCAAGAACCAATCCATCACTTGCTGCGAAAAAAGCCAAAACCATCGAAATAAAATGTCTCTCATCATTCGTTAGCTTATCCCAGTCGTTCAAGTCTTTTGATAAATCAACCTCTTGTGCTACCCAAAAACAATCAACCTGTTTCTTATACATTTTCCATACATCATCATGTTGTATAGGAAACATTACAAAGCGACTATCGTCTTGTTTTAATAGTGGTTCAACAAATTGCGTTTGTTCAGTCATTATCGCCTAAATAATATATAGAGTAGATTTTATCTTGTTTTAAAATGATATTTATAATTGGTTTGTGTTGTCAAAATATTATTTTTTTACTATAAAAACGCAGCATTAATATAATATTTTATAAATAATATAAAACAGAAATTATATAATAATATAAAATGGAAAAACTCACAATAAAAATAGTATATTTTGCGTATTTACTACCAAACAGGTGGTATTGTATTGTAAAAGAACAATTAGACGCATTAAAAAATTTAGATTTATATGAAATGGCAGCAAATATTTATTTTAATGTAATATCAGATGACGTGGAAATCGAGCAATTGAAACAATTATTAAAAACTGACTATCCTAAAATTGAAATCGCAAATCATTTTTATGAAAATGTATACGAATACGCAGGTATAAAAAATGTATATGACATATCTTCTGAACAAGAAGACAATACAATTATATTATATTTCCATTCAAAAGGAATGACATCATATCAAGATGATGATAGGAGAAAATTGTTTAGTAAAACAATTTCTAATTATAAAGATACCATTGAAGCTTTTGAGAATGATAAAGAAATAGATATAGTTTGTGCGATTCCAAATCATAATGGTTTTGCTTACTATAATTTTTTTTGGATACGGTCGTCCTATGTTAAAAAATGGTTACCTGAACCGGTTATATCAGATAATAGATTTGTATGGGAAGTATATATTGGTAAGAACTATTCAAGAAAGGAGAAAGTAATAACATATAGTCCATTTTTAAAATATGAACGAACTGATACTACTGACCCCAATTTTCCAACCTATTTATAATTGTAAAATATTCCAAAAAATAAAATATACCAATAATATTATATCATGTCTGGACTTTGTAAATATAAAAATTTATTTGGAGAACCAAACGTTGGATTACGAAAATATCGTATATTTGATATAGCTATACTCGATACAGTAGTTACAATTTTAATAGTTTGGTTGATAACTTGGATTTTCAAATTACCATTTCTAATAACTTTAGTGGTAGTTTTTATTCTAGGTATTTTTGTCCATAGATTATTTTGTGTGCGCACCGGCTTGGCCAAAAAACTATTTCCAAACGCCGAAAAACAAAATACATAAATAAGTATTTTATTATAAAAATATACAATAAAATAAACAATAAAAAACCCACAAAAAATAAAAATAGGAAGATAATGTAAAAATGAAACATTGCGCGGAAACCAATTCAAATGATTTTTTAGGTGAATCCAAAGAAGAACCTAAGAAACGCAGTCGTAAAACAAAAAAACAATCTGAAAAAGCAATTATGAATGATTTTTACGCTGAATTTGATAAAGACCAATCCGCATCGAAACAACGCAAATATTACGAATGTATTCAATATTTATCACCACATGAACAACAACAATTCGAGAACAAATTTACAAAACCTAAACCAGGTAGTCAAGAAACTTACACAAAATTACTCAAAAACAAATCCAAAAAAATAGTAGTTGCCACTGGACCAGCAGGAACTGGAAAAACATTATTTGCTACAGAGATGGGTGTAAAAAATTTTTTATTAGGTCAATATGAAAAACTCATTTTTACTAGACCATCGGTTTCCGTGGATGAGGATTTAGGTTATTTACCAGGAACATTGGAAGAAAAAATGGCACCATGGGTAAGGCCTATATATGATATTTTGTATAATTTCGTTTCACCAAAAGAAGTAACATCAATGATGGAAGACAAATTAATTGAGATATCTCCATTAGGTTATATGAGAGGGAGAACGTTCAAAAATTGTTGGATAGTAGCAGATGAAATGCAGAATTCCACGACATCACAAATGAAAATGCTTTTAACTAGATTAGGAGAAAATAGTAGATTGGTCATTACTGGTGATTTAGAACAATACGACCGTATGAATGAATTAAATGGTTTAGAAGATTTTTTGAATAAATTCAAAGGAAAACGTTCAAGTAGTATAAGTAGTTTTGAATTCCAACGAAACGATATACAAAGAGAGGATGTAGTAAAAGAAGTTCTCGAAATATATGGCGGAGATGTTCCGGATATGTACAAATTATCAGAATCCGAGGATGATGAAGAATTGAAAATAGAATGTATCAATACACAAGAAGAATATTCAGATATTTCAGATACTTAGATTTTTATTGTTCTCAATATGTAGATTTATTTCGCAATATAAAATATATAATTTATAAAATGGCAAAACAATCACTCTCATTTTTAAGTAAAATTTGGAAATTCAAATACAATCTAAATCCTGTATTACAAAATCAATTTGTTCTCTATTTTGTATTTTTATTAGCATTGGTTCAAATCATATATTTGTTGAATATTTGGGATTTACGTTCAGTAATATTTTTCTTGATTGTAGGATTTTTAGCATCGTTTTTCAGTAAAAATATGATAGTTATTCTGGTAATTGCTTTAGCATTAACAAATATAATGAAATATGGTGTTAATCCTTCAATGGAAGGCATGGAAAATGCTGACAGTAATAAAAAAGAAGATCCTGAAAAAAACGATGAAAAACCTACCAAAGAAAACGATTTAGGGGGTGCTGAAAATAAAAACCCAGATATGAAAAAGGTAAATAATGATTTAAAAGAGTTCGATAATTTACAGAAAGAAATCATCACTGGGATGAAAGATATAGGAAGTCTTTTAGATAAAGCTGAGGGTTTTATTGAAAAATTTGATAAGTACAAAAAGGAAAAAGAAGAAAAGGGCGATGAAAATAAAGATTGAATGAAATAATTGAAATAGAACAAATAAAAGATTATTTTTACAAAATTACGTATCTATATATTATAAATTGAATTGAAATATATAGAAAATGGGCATGAGTATAGATGACGCTTTCGCAAAATTAGATCCAACTAAAAATGGTATTTCTGATGGAATGAATAAGGTAAAAGATGGTTTCAAAGAAATGGAAGATTTTTTCAAAAAAATAGGAAGACAATTTGAAGTATTACCTAAACGTTTCAAGCTCATTTCTGCTGGTTTTAAAGATATTTTTGAAGGAATTGGTTATACTCTCAAAGACATGTTTGCTGGTGTCGGTAATGGTATGTTGGATATATTTTTGTTAACTGAATTGTCATTTGTATGGATTTTTACTCATATAATGTGTGGTGTAACAATGGCCACTCGTTTGAACAAATGTTTTTTTTACTACGCATTAGATTGTATGGGCCAAATATTATATTTACCGTTTCGTTTAGCATTTTGGGTAATAAGTATGTTTATGGGAAATCAAATATACGATACGGAAAAAGCAATGTGGGACAAAATAGAATTAGTCGATAGTTATTTTTATAATTATTTACAATTTCATATTATGCATTATCCAAAAAATATAAGAGATTGGTGTTATAATTGTAAGAGATTGAAAGGAAATGTATTGACAGACACCTCTAATATGATAGCATATGATTTCAAAACTAGATTACCTGGAGAAATGTTGAAAAATAAAGATAGAATGGCAAGAGGTGGAGATGAGATTAATCGTGCTTTTACATCACCTGACCCATAAAATACTATAATTTGAAAAAATAAAAAATATAAGCAAATTATATACAATTAAATAGAATATATAAAAATATGCCAAAGAAATGTATTCCGGGTGTAATATGTATCGAGAACATGACATTAGTGATTTTGTTCGTAGCCTTAGTGATAATAGGTTATTTATATTATAATTACTTGAAAACTATAAGCAAAATAAATAATAATTCAAACGTAGAAAAAATAATTATTATGTCGCCTCCAGAGTCAGGTTCATTGGGTCCTTTAGCTAGTATGGCGACTAGAAGTGACCCTTTCAATGACCCATATGCTCCACCTTTGAAAGTAAATTCGAGTGGTCTTGGTATGTATATTCCACGTGATTCCGGTGATATTCGAGGAATACCAGTGAATGTAAAAACACGTGGTTTTGAAACAGGTTATCAACAAGTAGGTATATTAACAAGAATGAATGGGAATAGTGATATGATATTACCATTGATGGGAAGACAAGCAATGACAGGTAGAGATAAATGGCAATATTATACAATTTCCAATTCGGGTAATCTTAATACTAAATTACCAATTAGTTTGAATGGTAAAAGTTGTACTAGTGAATATGGTTGTGATGATATCAATAATGGAGATGTAGTATATGTAGAAGGTTATAAAGATACGTTTCGTGTAACAATGTATGAAAATAATCTGTTTCGTTATATACCATATCTTTAGTTATATCGCCCGAAAAAGAAAAACTATAATAAAATTATATATTATAGTTTTTATAAAATCAATACAGAATGGGAGAACAAAAAAATATAGCAATGTTGTTCTTGACTTATGAGAACATATTACATAGAGATAATCCCATATTACGAGAATATCTCGAAAATACGAATGTATATATACATCCGAAAGACAAAACAAAGATTACAGTCGAATTCGAAAAAAATGTAACGCCTTTTCAAATAGAAACGGCTTGGGGCGCAGACACGATAGTTATATCAACATTATTATTATTGAAAGAGGCATACAAAAATACACATAATAAATGGTTTGTTTTATGTTCAGAAGATGTGTTTCCAGTGAGAACATACGGAGAATTCAATAATTATTTAGAAAATTGTAAAAAATCGTTATTTAGTGAAATGAAAAAAGACAATCGTATAACTGATACAACTATTATAAAAACGTCACAATGGTGGATACTAACACGTAAAGATGTAAAATTATTATTAGATAGTTTGAACATTCGTACTTTCAAAAAAAAGGATGGAAATTCTTTTGTAGAATATATCCATAATCAACCTCTGTTCAATGAAATAATCTCGAAAATACCTAGAAAAGCAGCATTGGACGAATTGTTTTTTCTGTCCGCATTGAAAATGGCATATAAAATGAAACAAGAGGAAGACGGAAAGCAAATTATAAAACCATATGAATACGAAAACAAAACGGTTTGTTACATAAAATGGTTTGATTGGGTATCAAAACACCCTACTATTTTCAATCGATTACTTTCAATTGACAAGGATTTTATTGATAGGAATGATTCGTGTTTTTTTATTCGAAAAACATTTCCTACATTTATAAACCAAGTAATTACAAAAAAAGAGAATTGTATAATTATTGTTATTGGAAGTAAAAATCAAGATATTCCAAATTATTATACTTTTCTTTCGAAATATCAAGATAATTCAGATATATTTTTATTAGTTATGATTGACAATATGAATGAAATCAAAAGCACGGATATAAAAGAAGCCTGTTGTCAATGTTATTCTGTTGTATGGAATATGGTAGGAGACGCATCTAACAAATTGAATGATATAATGAAAAATGAATTGAAATATAGTAATGTAGTAATAATCCCAGAGGAAACTGACGCAAATCAATTTATATCTGAAAATTTGGTTCTCGAACAACCCGCAAAAAACGAGAAATTAGAGAACTCTCCACAATTACAGAAAGATTTAGAAAACAATATTGATGCTCAAAAAGAATGGGTTGAAAAATGGAGTGATAAACACAATCGAAAGTATTGGTTCAATAATAAAACAAATGAAAGCACATGGATTTATCCAACAAATGAAAAAACCAACGATTCAGAATGGGTTGAAAAATGGAGTGATAAACATAATCGAAAATATTGGTATAATAATAAAACAAATAAAAGTACGTGGGATGACCCATCACTTGTTAAAAAAAGAGGAAAAAACAGAAAAACGAGAAAAATACACGGAAAAAAATCAAAATAACTATACGATTCATAATGTATTATTTTAGCAAATTTTTCATATTATCTGTATATACCGATAACAATTCAATATAGTATTTTCATAAATAAACTATATACAAAATATATATAATGTCAGTTTTCAATTTAAATGATAATACATTTGTAGCATCAAGTCAAGAAAAAATATTATATGATTATCCAACGATTACTGTTCAAAAAAGTGAAATAAAAGGACCTCATAATTTATCATCTCAAAATCACTTTAGTGTTCCATATATAAATCAAACTGCTACACCGAATTTTGAGTATACAACTGTAACTTCTACTACTCCGGAAACATACGCCGTAAAAAATATTTATTTTTTTGGATTATTACATAATAATATTTTGAATATTACCAACGGCAAAGATTCTGACCCAAATATCATTGGTGAATTAGTGATAGAACATAATTCAATTACAACACGAAATACGTTGTATACTTGTCATTTATTGAAAAAATATAATCCAGGACAAACTCAATTGGGAACAGATATAGATACAATAATCGATTTAATGGATTCTCCTAGCATAAATGCTTCTATTATTTTGAATAGTTCTATATCCAAGGCGAACAAATACATAGTTTATAACGATGGACCTGGTAAATTAGTAATGATAAATTCCAATCCAATAATGATTGTAGATAATACGACCGCATATGTTACCACATATGATACAACAACAACACTTTTTAGTATTAATGCGCCAAACGTATACAAAGTAATTGATGGAATCAATATTACAATACGAAAGGAAAATGATATTTATATTGATTGTCTACCAACTGGTATATCAGATGAAGAAGTATCAACATATAATATTCCATTATTAAGTGAAACATCAAATCAAAAACAGAATTTGGATTTTATGAAAATGACTGTTAATTTTGTTATTTTCATTGTTATATTGATAGTCGCGTCTTTTGGTATCCCTGTATTGTATAAAGCAGTTGTTATAAACAAAGTAATCCAACTTGTAGGTATTGGCAAGAATGATGAAAATGTTGAAAAAGGTCATATCAGAATAAAAACGATAGATTTTTTCATATTTATATTTTTTACCATATTGATACTATCTATATTTGGTTATGGTAAAGAAAATGGAGATTATAATAGTTTTATGGTTTGTTTATTTTTATCTGTATTTTACATTCTTTCGTCGGTATTGATTTCAGTTAAGAAACAAGATAATAACTATATGACATTTGATAAAAAAGATCTCTCTTATCCAACAGAAAAAGACGAAACCAAAACTGATAATTTGATTTATGCGATTTTTCGATATATGTCAGCTACAGACATTGGAAAATTTGTAGGTGATATGATTAGTTTAATCATTGACAATATATCGACTATTGGTGGCATTGAATTGATATATTTCATAATTATACTTTCATTAGGATTGACTCATCAATTCAGTACAGACGCAAAGACCAATAAAAATCTCGCTATAATGTTCGGTTTACAGGGAGGGATTATGTTAATATTTTTAATTTTGTTATTAACAGTCGTTTTCAAGAAAAATAACAAAGCACCTGATGGAACATTTGTTATAATGTAATTTGATTTGAATTTTTTATATGAAATCAAATCAAAAGAAAAGCAAATTGGTATGCAATATTGTTTAATAAACAGAAGCAGTCCCGACGTTTTCTGCGATTGGTTTGAAAGTACTATTAGCATAAACACTGACATCACTGTGTCCGATAGGAGCCATTTTACCAACTACTTCTTCTTCTAATGATGATGTCTTTGGTGGGTTCATTACTTTCATTTCAGAATCTTTCATTGTTTGACTAGGTGTATATTTAACCATATTAACACGACCTGGTTTGTTTGAACTACGACGAATGAGTTCATATGCTACGAATACGTAAATAACCGCTACGATAGGATTTGTGTTGAAAAACAAATAAACAGTGACTATAAAAATTGTCAACATACCTAAAGGTGAATCAATCGAACCTGCTAAGAAATTTGGTGTTTGGATTGGTAATACAATATAAACAACAAAAACAACCAACAAAGCAATTTCTATATGTGTCAATGTTTTGAAAACATTAGGGATTGAAACCGATTTAAAAATAGTAGGAATCTTCATTTTGTATTTCGTTATATTATAGAATATTATTATATTTTTTCATTTTGTTGAATATAAAATTGAATTAGCCTAAATTAAAATAAAAATACTAATATCTACAAAGAATGAAATCATCCAATCGCAAATATATTTCAAAGGTTCAACCAAAAACAAAAGAATCCATAACTATACCAAAATTCGTATTATCAGATGATTATTTGAAAACAATATGTTCTCAATCTTATCTTGGAAAAAAAGGTTATACTATTCCAAAATCCATATTATCAAAAGAAGATGAAGAATTTTTGAAAAAAGAATTGTTTGTTAAACCCGAAATATTTGGTGCGAATTATGGTACGCAAGCAGAACCCGCATTTCCGGTTTTTCGTGAAAATAGTAACAAGATATATTTACCTAGATTCTATGGTATCAATCGTTATGGAATACCTAGTCGTTCAGAAATTGGTATGGGTGATAATATATCAGTCGAATTCACGAAACCATTACGTGACTACCAAGATAAAATCATCGATGTTTATACTAAATATGTAGACACACCAATATGTAAAGGTGCCTTAGAAAAAGGTGGCGGTGGAATATTAGAAGTACCTTGTGGTCGTGGCAAATGTTTAGGAAAAAATACACCAATTATGATGTATGATGGTACAATAAAGATGGTACAAGATATAGTGGTTAGTGATGTAATTATGGGGGATGATTCTAAACCTAGAAATGTTCTCTCATTGGCGAGAGGCCGCGAAATGATGTATAAAATATCTTACCATGATAATGAGTATATTGTAAATGAGAGTCATATTCTATCTCTTAAATTCCCCAAAAATGAACTTATTATTGATTTGCCATTACTAGACTATTTGAATATCTGTAGACAGCGTAATAGTAATCCGAATAATATGAATACACCCATGTTATTAGGTTACCGTGTTCCAATTGTTTTTGATAAAAAAGAAATTGAAATAGAGCCATACATATTAGGATATTGGTTAGGTGGACATGGTGATTTACATCAAGATGTTTATGGAGAAACAGAAAGATTATTGGAATTTTTGAAAAAATACGATTTGAACAACAAACAAAAACATATTCCACACCATTACAAATGTAATTCAGTCGAAATACAATTACAATTATTGGCTGGCATAATTGATTCAGTTGGTTGTCTCGATATGGATAATTATACAATAATACAAGAACATAAACAATTATCGTATGATATTTTGTTTTTATGCAGGTCATTAGGTCTTTGTGTAAAACAACATGTTGTTATAGATGTCTCTAATATTGTATATTATAAAAATATTATCAACGGTGATGGATTAGAATATATACCTGTAAAATATCAAAATAAAAAGGCTAATCTCAAAAACAAATACACGGATATGTTGAAATACAAAATAGACGTGAAACGATTAGCCGAGGATGAATATTATGGTTTTGAAATTGATGGTAATAGGCGATTTGTACTTGGCGATTTCACAGTTACACATAATACAGTAATGGCTTTGAAAATTATATCGATTTTACAGAAAAAAACATTGATTATTGTTCATAAAGAATTTCTTATGAATCAATGGATAGAACGTATCCAAGAATTTTTACCAACAGCTAATGTAGGTAAAATTCAAGGACCTGTATTCGATGTTGACAAAAAAGACATTGTAATTGGTATGATACAGACATTATATGATAAAGAATACTCAGTTGATACATTTTCCTGTTTTGGACTCACTATCATAGATGAAGTACATCGTATAGGTAGTGAGCAATTTTCAAGAACGTTATTCAAGACGATTACACCTTATATGTTGGGAATTTCTGCTACAGTAGATCGTAAAGATAAATTGACGAAAATTTTATATATGTTTATCGGTGATAAAATATATTCTGAAACACGTGAAGATGATGACCCTGTTTGTGTTCGAGCAATAAATTATCGTACAAATAATACTGAATTCAATATGGTAGATTATGATTTTCGTGGTAATCCTAAATATAGTACTATGATTACAAAATTATGTGAATATGGCCCACGTAGTGATTTTATAGTACGTATTATACGCGATTTAATCGAAGAAAGTCCAGAAAACCAAATAATGGTATTATGTCATAATCGTTCATTATTGACGTATTTATACGAAGCAGTCAATCATCGTAAAATAGCATCAATAGGTTATTATGTAGGTGGAATGAAACAAACGCATTTACAAGAAACTGAAACGAAACAAATTGTATTAGCGACTTATGCTATGGCAGCTGAAGCATTGGATATCAAAACATTATCCTCTTTGATAATGGTAACTCCAAAAACAGATATTACACAATCAGTTGGTCGTATTTTGAGAGTAAAACATGAGAATCCGATTATAGTTGATATAGTGGATGGCCATGATATTTTTCAAAATCAATGGAATCAACGCAAACGTTTTTATAAAAAATGTAATTATCGTATTCGACAAATAGATTCGGATAATTATAAAAGTATGAATTTGGATTGGAATAAGGATACTACTTGGAAACGAG